AGGTTGACCTTCCTTTTCTCACCCCCAGATAAAGAAATATACTTGGTCTCTACGTTGTTGTTACAAATGGTTTCTGATAACTCGTCGTTGAACTCCAAAGAGAACTGTCCACCAGTAAGTATTGAAGCATACTCGTTAGATCGTAAGTTGAAGTAATCCAAAATGTTCCTAATGATGTAACGAATAAGTCCCTTTTCTGAGAAGGCAATTTCCCAGAACTTCATAACCTCAAGTAAAGAATCAAGCTCCAGCCTTTTGGCTTCGTATTCCTCTAACTGCGTTGATACTTGGGATAATCTATGTATGCTGCCTTGAGCATTCTCAATCTGTTTATTTTTCTTATTATATTTTGCCCAGTCAGACGAAGAGATCTTAGGAACTAGTGTCTCGTTTATATCCCTTAGATCCTTAATCAGAATCTCTTTTTCTTTGATCTGATGGGCGAGTTCGTCCGCGTCTCCGCCGAGGTTGATAACATCTTGCTTGGTTTGAGACTTGGTGTATTTGCTCCTACATACGTGACACTCTTTTTGATCCTCGTAGACTCCTTCTTTAATCGCATCGTTAATTCTACGAAGGCGGTCACGCTCCTTCTTTACCGCTCGTTGATACTCTCGTATGTGCTTCTCATTTTCAGCAATCTTAGATTCATCCTTTAAGATTTTCTCCAGGCTTGGGAGCTTCATAAGCTTATACTTCTCATCGGGCACTTCAACCTGCAACTTATCTCTCTCGTTGATAAGATTAGCTAACAGCGTTGCGATCACTTTTAACTCGCCCTGGTATGAAGACTTCAGTTGCTTGACGGAAGCACGCTTTGAAAAGATGTCATCAAGATTGAAGCAGTTCTTAATGATCTTGCGCTTATCTTCTGGGGTCGAGTCGAGAAAGGTGAACGTAGAGTGCTGGCCAAATACTACCGATGCCAGGAAAGACTTATAATCACTCTCAAGTAATCCCTCTAATGCCTCTTGAGTATGTGTCGCATTAGCCTTGTTTATCAAGGTCCCGTTAACTTCTACGTCCAAACCAGTGGGCCTTTTAGACCTTGTAATTATAATGGTCCCAATACCCTTCTTCTCGATTTTAACGCATACAGAGCAATCCTTGCCCGTTTGAGAGTTAACTAGAGCCGCTTCAGTAGACTTGCGGATCGTGGTGCCGTAGATCCCCCAAGTTACAGCCTCAAACAGGACACTCTTGCCAGCGCCATTAGATCCTCCACTATCTTTATTCCGACCGAGGACTCTGGTAATGCCATCGAGGTCGGAGAAGTTTAAGTCTAAAAGTTTGAATGAGTAGAAGTTTTTAGCTGTGATCTTCTTGATCTGCATAATCTTTGATAAGGTTTAAGCCTGCCTCTAGTCTATCCTTAGGTATCGTCGAGCATTGCTCCTCGATGTACTTACCAATGATGTCTGCATCAATTACAGTCAAAGGCACATTAGGATCATAGCCCGACAATCTTTCGTTTAAAGTATCATCATAAACGGGTTGAAACTTTAGATCGACATAAGCCACTTTAAATTTATTAGCAATGTCGGCGCGGAGAAGAGAAGGTGGATCTTCTGAGAATTTATCAATAGTTACTCGCAGAAGAGTGAAGTAGTTAGGATCTGAGATCTCACCCTCCATTGCTTCAAGAGCATCGTAAGGAGCCTCGTAAAAGCGTGGTCCGAATCCCACTTTAAATTTATTAAGTGGACCCCAGCCGCTAGGAGTTTCTTCCAGAATTCCTACGTAATGCTCGTTATCAGCCTCTCCAAAGTTAGTAGACCAGGGAGTCCCTAAAATGGTTACGTGCTCGTCCTCTAGGTATTTATGAATGTGACCAAGAATGGTTCGGCATTCAAAGTTAGCTAGCTTAAGGTCAGAATCAAAGCCACGGATGCCAAGATGATCAGGGCAATAGCTGAAATGGCCGAAAGCGATATAATTATCATCAGGTCCTCTACGTAGGTGCTCCTTAATCGTCTCTTCATTTTCATAGTGTGGTATTAGTAAGAATTTAAGATTGGTATCAACCAAAGTCTGCTGGACAAGCCGCACTTTCGACCCTGGGTAGCAAAGTGTTTCCAGCGCAGTCAACCCGTCATCGTTTCTATTTTGCGAATCGTGGTTTCCTCTGAGCACATACATGAATTTCAAGCCTGGAGTCAGGGCCAGCTTCTGAAACATTTTATGAGTGGCTACGATTACATCGGGAGAAGGCTTTCGATGATGATAAATATCGCCAAGAAAAACAACATGAGTAGGCTTGTGCTCATTAACAAGCCTAATCGTAGATTCTATTTGGCTTTCAAGATACCCTTCGCATTTAGTATCATAATGAGTATCTCCAATAATCAGGCATTTCTTCACAGACTCTCCTTTGTAATGCCTAGTTTGCAAAGATCATCTTTCATCAACTCATAGATGCCCTCAGCAAGCATTCTAATCTCATATTGAGCGTCTGGCTTTAGGCGTTGGTGTAAGAACCAGATAACGCTCTGCAAGCTGAGAGTCCAGTATGCCTTAGTATACATGCATTGTGGAAGAATACCCCGAGCCTGCTCTTTTGCCACACCATTCTTTACCATGCGATTGTATGTATACAGAGCATTGGTACATAATTGATTCATATACTCAAGCACCTCACCGGGATACATGTAACCCATGGTATTTTCATCCATGGGATTCTCATACTCACCAGATGATTGCTTGTTCCCATGGGGAGGATTGGATCTCAACTCCGCTGGAATATAGTAGTCATCGGAAGTCTGAGTATATCTGCCACTGACCTCATTCCAAGAGCATCCCTTGTCGATATCATACAGGTGGTCAAACTCCTCAATAAATATCTCCCTTCCGTCAGCCTCTACTGACCTAAACCCCGAACCAACTTGATATTTCATCAACTGCCGTGCCACAAAAATAGGCAGCTTCACTTGAAATGTATAGTAGCTGTGACGGAAGGGAGATGTGTGTTCATGTTTCCACAGAAACTTAGTGAGTCTCTGATCTTTTTCATCAAATTCATCCTTCTGAAAGTCGTAGGAACACCTTGCTGCATTCACTGTTTTAAGTGCTGAGTCAGCAATCATACGATCAACAAGGGCTACACCGCTTTTTTCATCTTGAAGAAAGTCTATAATTTTATTGTCCATGAAGTCGGTTCTTCGGGTAAATAGGATAGGAGCATTATAGCTATGGTAGGTAGGTTTAAGGAAGCATTATTAGAAAAAGGCAAGATGCCTAAGAAGTTCTCAGTCAAAAGTGGGGACAAATCCAAAGAGGGTGGACTCACGTCCAAAGGCGTAAAACGCTACAGGGCTGCTAACCCTGGGTCCAAACTTAAAACTGCTGTGACTACAGAGCCCTCAAAACTTAAAAAGGACAGCAAATCGGCCAACCGTCGTAAATCTTTTTGTGCCCGTATGGGTGGAATGAAAAAACGTCTGACCTCTGCCAAGACTCGTAGAAATCCCGATAGCCGTATCAACAAGGCTCTGCGTAAGTGGAATTGCTCCACTGATGTTAACCCTAATACTCTTGACAGGATGTCTGAATCTATCCACAACGCGGTAGCTTTTGAGCTATTTCTTGAAGGTCGAAATGATAGAGTTGCAAGTCTTTTAGAGTGTGCGATTGATAGTATTGACCAGATAACAGACGAAATGATCGACGATGCTCTCTTCATGGAGAGTGTCTTGACCCCTATTATTTTTGAAGAAATTAACAACCCCCTTAATGAGTCTGCCGAAGACTTCGAAGAGATTGTCATACGAAGGTTTGATGAAAAGGTCAACCCTGCTGCGATTAAAATTCCAGCTAGACCCTCCTTTAGATCGGGTTTGAAAAGAGGCATATATGATGCCGGATCTAAATTAGCTAAGGGTATTGGCCGTGGTGTTTACGACGCTGGTGCTAGAGTAGCTACGGATGTTGCAAGGGGTAGCTACCAAGGAGCTAAAAACTTCTACAAGGGCTTAAGCGGCGATACGCCAATTGGGACGAGGCTAGGGACCAGACTTCGTCAAGGTTTGGGAGGTCTTAGAAAAGCAGCCGATTACACAGCGGATAAGGTTGGTGCGTTTGCTAAACCAGCGATAGATAAGGCAGGATACTCACTTGGGAAGAAAGTCTCCAGAATGAGGCAAGCTAGGGGACAGAGGGCTGCGGAGAGAGATTTCAATAAGTTAATACCGCCAAGCAACAAGCGGATACGGTCTCCCCTTAAAGCCCTGCCGCGAACCACGCGTCAGAGACAGTCTTCCGATCAAACGCCCCCTGTAGGCGTTACTATAGGTGATATGAACAACTTATCTAAAAAAGGCACGCCTATAAACGATACACTTCGTAAAGACTTGCTAAAGGCAATAGGTCATCGAATCTCACGAAAGGCAGCAAATGATGATGATAAATTTGGAGCAGGAGTCCCCAAATGAAGAGTAAAATACTTCAGGAGGCTCGTCAAGCAGGCGATCAGGCTTTACAAAAGTAAAAGTAAGGAAAAGAATGAAACTACTAACTTTACTCGCCTTACCTTTTGCATTCTTTGCATGTGAAAAGAAAACAATTAATAATGAAATTCAAACGCCTCTTCCTCGCTACGAGAGAGATATGGTCGATACAATATACTCGACTGAGTATGGAGATTGGAATGTAGCTCTTCAGTTCCAGAGAGATAATTCAGGGTTGATAGCTATTTTAAACAGAGCCGAAGACAGCTTAAATGTAACATTTGATGTTACAACTGAGTTTTTCCCTTTTCAAACTACTCTACCCACTTATCTTGTATTGATGCCAAGAGATAGATGGATCTTTACACCTTATGTAAACGCTGGGCTTACTGCGTATTCCCCACTGTTAATGGAGGTATATCCTTACACCTCCAATGGCACTGTATGGCCTCCATTCGGAATGGACAACTTATCTCAAACTAATCCTATTCAGTATTTCGTATTCAATAGGATTCAGTAATGGATTACCCAGATCGTTAAAGTTCATACTCGACACCATTACCAAAGCTAGAACCAACTTCAACATCAACACCCAGTGGAACCTTCAAGTGAATGTTGAAGTTTTCTTTTAGATAGTGGTAGTTTTCAAGCTCGTCGCTAACAATTTCAACGACCCTCCTAGTCTCTTCTTTAGGGGCTATGAGTTCAATTGAGTCGTGAACCGTGGCTACAACCTTAGCCTTCATGCCTTTGAGCTTTTCGATTACGCCAAGCATACCGCAAAGTAGAATATCACTGGCAGAAGATTGAATTGTAAAGTTCAAACCTTGTCGGAACGCCTCACGACGAACGCCCTTGAATGGTGAGCGGACATTAGGGAGGTGGCGATAACGACCGAAGATGGTCTTAGCGTAACCAAACTGTTTAATGTATTCGTCAATAGTGTTCATATAGCGACCTACACCTGGAAAAGCCGCAAGCCAACTATTGATAATCTCCTCAGCGCGATCTTCGGGAATATTACGCTTTGAAGCGAGAGTGTATGCAGTTCCACCATACACTGTTAAAAAGCTCACTTCTTTTGCGATCTGTCGTTCAAGTTTACTCACATCCTTGGGGTCCTTATTGAAGGTCAACCCAGCAGAATAGCTGTGCAAGTCCACGCCAGATTTAAAGGCGTGAATCATGTTTTCCTCATTAGCAACATGAGCGAGAACTCTTAGCTCCATCGCTTTCATGTCGATCGTGATAAAGTCGTGACCCTCTGGAGCTATCACGTAATCACGAATGTTTACATCAAGCGACTCACGAGGGAGAGTGTGGAAAGACACACCAATCTTATCAGTCTTCTTCCTACCAACGTTGGCACCCGAGTTTGAGATGCGCCCTGTAACCGTACCATCGATGTTATACTTCACATACATTCTACTGTTACCAGTGTTCTGTAGTGCGGTGCGAGCACCTTCAATGTAAACAGAGTGAAGCTTGGTCAGCTTCTTATACTCCGAGAACCGATCAAAGAACTTCTTAGCAGCCTTCAACTGGTCATTCGACATGTTGTTCAGGACTGCCTTTGCAATGTTTACTTCTTCGTTATTCAACCTTCAAACCTCTCGCTATGAACTCTTCTTCGACCATGGCTTTAACCTTAGTCAGCGTCTCTTCGTTGGTAGAAGGTGCGCCCTTTTTAGTAAACTCGAAAGGATACAATCCAAGACCGAAGTCGTCAACTTGAATCCATTCACCTTCATCATTCTTCTCAAATGAGTAGATAATTTTCACAAGCTGATTAGTGGAATTAAGATTGGCATCCTCATCCAAACCAGCAGCCTCTCGTAAAGCAATATCCGCTAGTTTAAGCTTGTCTTGAAGTTGCTGATCCAACTCATTGAGCTTATCCTCATCGATAAGCAATCCTTCAAACTCCATATCACGAAAGGCAACTGTCAGAGGTGCGATTAACTTCTCGTATAGGTGCTCTAACTTCTTCTGACGGACCTCTTCGAGTAGTTTTACATACACCTTTGCGGTGGCGTAGGTATCTTTTGCATTACCCTCAACGCATTGAATCAATGGGATGTTCTTCCAATCGAACTTCTTACCTTCAACTGTGAGCATTAGAACTTTTCTTCTGGAAAGTAGTAATAAACGAGATCAGCCAGCGACTTAGGAACATCCTCTTTATACAGATGCTGAAGTAGCTTCGTATCATACACATTATATACGTCCTCGACTCCATACCGTTTCAAGAACTTAAGGTCGAAGCCTGCGTTCTGCAATATCTTTCTATTATTTTTATTTGCCATAGCCTGACAGACGAATCGCATGAAAGCACCCTTTACCTTGTAGCCAAGTTTTGCTTCTTTGTGATCAATGGGCAGTACTAAAGTCCTACCGAGATCTCCAGTATCACGATTAACGAGCGTCATGGATACTGTGTGAATTGTATCCTCAAGGAAATTAAGACCAGTGGTCTCAATATCTACAGCAAGATCCATCTCGGTATCGATAAACTCACCGCTTACCTCATCCAGTTCCCCTATGCTCATGGCAAGAGTATGGTCTACCTGAGCGTCTGTAGCCTTCCCTAAAAGCTCATTATTTAAAGCGTTCTCCAGGTCAGTACGAAAAAGATAGGCGTTCTTGGGCTCTGCTACGACCTGGAACGGGTGAATTATAGGCACTACCTGGAACTGCGTTTTGGATTCGGTGAATAACGTATCTACCTTACCACGAATTTTACTTTCTTCCTTTGCTTTACCATACAAAAGAGTGGTAGCGACCTTGCCACAGGCAAAGACAAGACGAGGCTTGTAGTGATCGATAGTGTCATGTAAGTGAATCTTACATGATTTCTTAATGCCGGTGCTGAGGTTTTCAGAAGTAATGTTAGGACACTTCACAGCAGTTGTGTAGCCAACCTCCCAATCATGTGAGAATCTGGCAAGCTCACGCTGAATAACATTGTATTCCTGTGGGCGAAACGCAGTGAACTCACCCTCAAACATTTTAGCAGAATCCGAGATAAATAGGATATCGACGGGAGCATCCTTATACTCGTAATCCAAAATAGTATGAGTTGGAAGATTCATGCTAAGGGCTGGGCACCCCTCACACTTGGAGTTTAAACCCTTAAAGCTTAGTTGTGGCATGAGACTATCATAGGTAAGTGAGTCACTATATCGACAATAAAAGGTTTGAGACGCTAATACAACAATTCAAACATGGGGATAGGTCACATGAAAATGAACTGTTTGGCATGTTCGACACTCTGATTAACCGTCTAATGTTGTCTTTTAAGTTCAACGTGGATCATGAGGAGGCAAAACAAGAGTGCTTCCTACTTATACTCAAAGTATTAAAGAACTTCAATAGAGACTCTGGGCAAGCATTTAATTACTTTACCACCGTGATTCTAAATAATCTACGGCTGTTGTACTCTAAAAATAAAAAGTACAACGAAAAGCTTGAATCTTATAGGAACCACAAACTGGGCATCCCAAAAGATCCAAGCTCTATTTAAATCCCAATCTCTGCGCCTACCGATCCGTTATAGGAAACGACCCTGGGGAAAGACTTGTGGATTACCACCAACATTGGAAGCTGCTCGTACTGAGATAAGCATGATGTCGAAATGGTCTCCTTATGCGCCTTAATAGATGATCTAAAAACATCCAAAGCATTAGGCACATTAAAGATGTCTACAACATTCAAATATACATCACCCTCCGTAGGTAACCTATCGTTGAAGTAGTTGCAAGCTTTGTCCCAACTATTAGTGATTAAGTAATAAGAGTTTTGCTTACTCTCAATATTTGACTTAACTACAGACTCTAAATGCTTAGAGTTGTAAATTTTACTTGTCTTGAAGTTGTTCTTCGGTCTGCTCATCTTTTTCCTTTTCTTGAGTTCCCTCCTCTTGGGAAGCCTTGTGGGCATTAACAAGAGACTGAATCTGCTCAGTCATGGCATTGCAGCCAGCAAAGAATATTTGCTTGTAGAACGTATCGTCCTCAAGCTCTGGCGGCTTTAACCTACAGAAGTTCTTAAAGCCCTCGGCTTCTTCTTTGGAAAACTTAATTTGAATTTTCATACGTCCTCTACTCCTTTCAACTAATTTAAATTTGGTATCCTTTAACGATAGTGATACTTTATCCATGGTCTATTATAGCTTAGAGGATTTGAAATGAAAGACGATTTTGATGTATCACCGCTGAAAAAGAAAAAAAAGGTAAACTCAAGAGCAAAGGGCAACAGGTTTGAAAACAAAATTGCTAAAACTCTTAATAAAAGATTTGACACAAAAGAGTTCTGTCGGACACCAGGATCAGGAGCATTCGCTACAACTCATACATTACCTGAGTATTTGAAAGTACATGGAGATTTAATTACTCCAGAAAAGTTTAAGTTCATTATTGAATGTAAGAAAGGATACAATGAAGAACAAGTAAGTGATTTATTAAATCCTAAATCAATAATTTCAAAAATGATAGCTCAGGCACATCGAGATTCCAAGAAATCTTCTAGAAAGTTTTTACTGTTTATCGGTCAGAATCGTAAAGAACCCATGGCTATAACCAATGACTTGGATCTCCCAGTTAAGGGTCCAAGTTTTGTAGGTTCTTCTGGTGATGTCAAAGTTGCAATGTTTAGATTGTGTGATCTAGTTTGCATCGAGGATTCTTACTTTTTCCTTGACGATACCTAAAGCTTCTGTGAGCTTAGACAAAACATCGACAAGCGTTGCAGATTCTTTCTTACTTTCCTCTTCTCCAGATAACTGGTTACTTACATCTTTAGAACTCTTTCGAGTTGATGCCTTTCGAATCGAGGTAGCAGATCTGTGTGCGACCCATTTACCACCTTTAAGAGTGACAGATATCGTTCTGTTTGGATCATCTGATCTCCTGAAGGTTAATGATCCTTGACTAGGATCAAACTCCCATTTGCCATCATTTGCTTGAATTGAATCAAGCACAGATAGCATCTCACCATTTTGTGTTGATATGTAAGATGCAAGTTCATCAAGAGCATCAACTTGAAATACTGTTCCGTTTCGAGCGGATCCACCAGCCTGATTATAAACAGCTAAAGCATACATAGCCGCAACCCTAGAGTTCTTGTTGGGCCTGCCAGTTCTACTATCTTGGCCTTGAGCTTTTAAGGTAAGATTGTTAAACAGAGTCATTTTAAATAATTTCTCTTTCACTTTTTTTACAAAATTCTTATCAGCATCCCTCCCTTCTGCGAACTTTTTTATATCTTCTTCAAGTGTGCGGTAGTCATCCTCATTAAGCTCCTTGAAAGTTCTATTCTTTTGTAAATTCTTGAGCAAGGCGGTAGCATACATTTTTACAGAGTTTTCTGTAATGTTTCCTATCTTTACTTTGGCACTCAGGTTTTCTACACCATCCGAAATCTTATCGGCTACTTCTTGCACACCCCTAACATCTGACGGTTTGATATTACCAGCCGGATCAAACTGGTTGAAAAAGTTGGAAGCTCTAGGATCAGAAGCTGTCGGATCGGATAAGGATTCAGAAACTGAGTTACGAGTTGTCTCTCCCTTCTTTGCTGAACTAAGGCTTAAAAGTGTTTTCAAGCTAATCTCTGATACGAAAAGACTTTGTCCTGGTTTAACAACACCGGCTTTGATATACCGTTTTAGTAGATCAGGTTTGTTCTTAAATATATCCTCCACAGTCACTTCAACAACACTATCCTCAGATAGTCTAGATCTGGTCTCACCATCAACCTCAAACTCTTCAGACTTTCTAAGAGCCTTCAATGCCTTTTCCCTACTTGACCAGCATTCGAGAACATCTTGCTTTTCACCAGACCCTGTTTGTTCAGCGACCTGAACAGCTAAGAGAGGTTGTCTAACTTTGGCAGTGGTAATCGCTGTACTGAATATCGCTCGAATAAACTTCTCTGGAACATCTGCCATCTCAGAAAGCATTTCGAATTGAGCTTGCTCCTCCTCACTGACAACTGCACCCTGAGCTTTCTCTAACCAAGTCTCACGCTCCTCGCTTAAATTACGAATCTGTGAATAAACACTTTTTATGCTATCAATTGCGAGCGATCTACGTTCTTCTAATTCTCCTGAATCACCTTGCCCTTGCCCACGACCCCTGCCAAGATTTAAAACATCTACAACTGCAATTTTTGCAACTTCACCCATTTCCCCTCTGACGGCACTCTCCGCTCCGACGCTACCAATCACAGTGGCTTTCCTAGCAGACTGAGCTTCCATACTACAACCTGCCATACTCATCAAACCTTTTAAGGATCTAGCAGAAGCTTCATTGTTGAATACTCTACCACTCATCCCTCTTCCGTTTTCTCCTAGTTCGGTGTATACTGTAACAGCTTTAAGACCACCACCTTCAGTCACTTTAAATCTACCACATGCCTCTTCTTTTGCTTTCTCATCACCATCTGCTGCGTCTGCCAACACATTCAGCAGTCTTGATACTTCAATAGAAGCTATGGGGTCTTGATCCGAACTTCCCACAACCCAATCACCAGACTCACCTTCATACCGTAATGTAGGAGCATTACTAACTAGTTGCCTTTCTACATTCCCGATTTGATTACCCGTTAAGAATTGTGTGTGATTGCCGCACTCAGTCCAGAAAGAGGTATTAGTCTCATAAGTTTTAATATCATCCCTGACGGCTTCTAAATAATCTAAATCTATTTGTCCTTCATTGCAAAGTAAGTCATTCATTTTCTGCTCAAAGGTAGCTACATTATCAATGATTTTTGCAACGTCCTCAAAGTTATTCACAGCCATGCTAGACTTTAGGATCTGCTCTCTTCTCTTGTCTCGAAGAATAGCTTCAGCTTCTTCTGGAGATCTTTCTGTTTTCTGAGTTATTTTTTCTTTTCTCTTTTCCTCATCTGGTGTTAATTCCGCTCCAACTAACATGGAAATTATTTGCTTGAATTGTTTGGGGTCTGATCCTGGTATTATTTTTTGATTCTGAGCATCCCATGAAGCTGTTGGATATCCAATCTTAAGACTTCCATTAGCAGTCAGACTAAGATTCTTAGGACCAGAATTGAATGTTTGGATCTGGGCGACCGTGGAGGTACCCTTTACCTGCCCTTGTCTCAAAGCATCCGCGACCATCTGTGAAGCCTTATCAACTCTAGGATCAGACTCCTGCTCCAATAATTTTAAGCTGCGACCGTGATGCCGACTAAAGCTCTCCAACAGTTCCGTAAAAAAATCCATAACTTATAATAGACAAATAGCCCTCTCCCTTATTTAGAGAGAAGGCTACCCGAATTAGATCTAAGAGGTTAGTTATTGATCTTGTCGTAATCCACAAAGTCGTAGCGGAATGTCACTTCAACTGTGGAAAAGTCATTCGTAGCGTAGTTCTTCTCTGAGAACCGGACACCAGTCGGATACACACCATACATCTCAATAAAAGCATGTGGCTCATTGGTGTTATCGAGTTCTAGAATGGTCATCTTCGATGCCTTAAAAGACTTATTACCGGGACCACCAGGAGCAGCCAGCTTAGTCATATCTCCTGTGATCGGATCATAGATTGTCTTAAACCAGTTCCAAAGAGTAGGAGTGGTCTGAGAAAGTAATTGATTATCAAAGGTGATAGTAACTGCCTCAGGGCTGAACTTGCCAGGGTAGTACATCTTGTCGTTAAGACGGTCAACAACAATTTCGTCTGTAGCTCCACCTACTGGACTTACCTGCTTTGCTGCTGCCGTAAGAACCTGCTGAGAGTTAATAAACTCCTGAGGAACACCGAAGAATCTCACTTCGAACTGATACGATCTAACAGAGTCAAGTTTCGTTGAAATTTTAGGAAGGGTCTCCCCAGGCTTAAAATTTGCCCTGTAGTCATTCTTTAAGTAACTGTCTACCATGATTATATTTAGTTAATGGTTGCCGATTGGCTTGTGAGGTTGACCTCGAATACGATGGTTTCAGCAGCCTTCGTAGGCTTGATCGTAACCGAGCACCAAAGCTCATTTCTGTCAACTCGCGCTGGAGTGTTCGTGGTGGAGTCGCACTTGACAGCGCCCTCAACAATGGCTCTTCTCGCTAAAAGATCATCCAAGAATGGGTTAATCGAATCTTCAACCAGTTCCCATGTAAATTGATCGTTCGGCTCAAACTGGAACGGTTTGCCAAGCTCAAGCAGAACCTTGCGGAGGTAGATCATCAATCTGCGAACATTTACTCTATCAAGAGCAGTTGGAGTTCTCTGAGTTGTTCTTTGACCGAAGATTGTGATGCCCGTGGTAGGATCATTCACAACAGGGTTGATAGAGTTTAAGTAGAGAGAGTCCTTATCACCCTGATTGAGTTTAACTTCAGTGTTTGTCGGCTTGGTTAGACGACCTCTTCTGAAGCCCGCAGGGGCAAACCAAGGCTCAGAAACAGCGTCCGTAAACACACACTGGCGAGCAGCAAAGATGGAAGGATCATACCATTGTTCAGCGCCTGCAAAAGCGTTGAACACCTGTACGTGAGGCCAGTAAACCGCAGCGTAAGACGAGTTGAGAGCAGAGTCTCTAACATCTTGAGATGCACCGTTGATCCAGTTGATAGCATCCTGAACCTCATCTAACCCATAAGGAGGGGCGACAAGAGCTAAGAAGTTTTTAGAACTTTCAGCTAAAGTAACGAAAGCATTCTGAACGGTTTGATCTGAGACACCTGGGATAACACCTATCGAAATGTTAAGACCATCATCGTCTAATGCGTAGATACCCGTCTTGAGTGACGGTGTTCCAATTAAGGAGCTAATGCTACCAGCACCACTATCGCCACCAGCAAGGCCGTAAGTCCCTGGAACCAGTTTTGCAAACCTAGGAGTTCCGGCTGGATCGTGTCCGAGTCCGCCCACAAACCCACCTGCGGTTGCCTTTGCACCAAAATCATCCTTTGCAGTGTATGAAGCGCCATCCTTGAGTAAATCAATAAAGACGTAATCAGATTGATTGTTGTCAATGTCAGCATTGAAAACAAACTCAATAGATTGGTTGCTAGAAGGACTTAGCTCAATAGTGTTGAACGACTCTACTTGGCTCCCATCGTTATTAATAACAACTTGATCTCTTGATGATTTATTATTAATTTCAACTGAGACCCCTTGTGTCGTCCCATCCCTAAGACCAGTAAGGTTGTAGCCTGCGCCAGGATATACCGAGTAAGCACGAGCATCAACATTTGAAGCTGTGTACCCAGTAGTCTTTATGTTAAGACCGCCAGCAGAGCTAGGATCACCGTCAACACCAAGTCCAGAGAACCCAAGCCCACCGGCAGCCGAAAGTTGGAATGTAGCCCCTGAACCAGCAAACTTAGATGCTAAGTAAACTTTTGAGTCCTCAATATGAGCAATGACACTCTGCTCACCTAGAACATCCGAGTTGAATGCGTTCTTAAAGATATCAACCTCTGTCGTAAAGTTTGTCGAGCTAACAAGATTGACAATAGAGGTTACAGTTGTCGCACCAGCATTATCCGTAATCGAGTAGAAAATTGAAGAAGGGTTTGGACTAGGGACATACCCACTAACATAAAACGAGGGGGATGCTCCAACCGTAACCGCAGCCGACGCATAGCCTGAGACCGCATCTGTGTCTATACCCCTAACAAAGTAAAGCTGGTTTGTAGCTTCTAAAATTTCAAGTACGCCCTCAAGACCTTGACCGGGAAGGTCGGTGTCTGGCTTACCAAAAAGCCTAAGTGCTGCCTCTTGACTTGTAAGCAGAGTGGGTTTATTAATAGGTCCTTTATTGGCGAAGCCTACGATACCTACAACACTCGAATTAATGTTCGGGGTGTAGATCGAAACATCGTTTTCAAGGACTACAACGGACGGACTGGTTGGGATTGCCATGATTATTTACCTTTTCGAACTTTTTTTCTAATCGAATATGCTAACTCGGTTGGTTCAGGATCAGCTAAGTGAGTAATCTTAATCATCCTACGATGAACAAGATTTTCAGCAACTTTACTAGTCCATCGATCAGGAATTTCGATATTTTTTTTTGGAGCTAAAAACACAGACTGAATCCCCTCTGTTGTGGCAAAAGAAAGTTCAAGACCCTGCATACTTATATTTTTTATGACTTTCATGTAAAAAGCTCCTAATATATTTACTACTCTTGAGATGTAAAATTGATTAATTTACTGGCCTTGCAATGATAGGTTGGTAATAGTAAGGGTATTCCCTGCTGCTATATCAGTGTCAGTCCCGATATCCCACCAAGCATAAATTTCTTTGTTATCAGCATAAGTAAAAGCTGAGTCTACAGCACCTGCTTCAACTAATGCTACGTATCTAGCATTATTGAATGCTCCAGAAAATTGAAAAGCGTTGTTTGCAGTTTGTAAAACAGCCCTTGCTGCACTAGCACTTAGCTGTGAGGCACTTGAAACATCAAAGTTAGCTTGATCTCCCGTGCCATCCCTTAGAACCACAAGCCCTGAGGTTCCTCCAAGATTGCCTGCTGGTAATGAAGAAACGACTGTACCGCTAAGATCAGATTGCCCAGTCGAACTGGTATCAGCGGTAAGTGAAGATGCAGTATTATCCAACAGAACAACTCTAAACGTAGCATCCACTGCGCCTGAGCAGAAGAACTCTTCAAACATTCTTTGTTTACCTAAGTTTGTCCAAACCATTATATGAAACTCCAATAATATTTAGCCTTAACTGCATTCAAAACTAACCTTAAAACATTAGACATCAAAGTCAGATGATGTTGACATACCAGAGGGCAAGCCTAGATTAATACCCACATCTTGTGTTGCAGTTCTTGAGAGAGTTAGATCTACCTGAGCTACTTGAAGAGATCTGTCAGAAATTAATTGTTGCAGGGATAAGGCCAAGTTAACCTGCCTATCCTTTGATCCATAATCTAACCCAATATCACTGCCTGGAATTTCACCGTCTGTTCCTGGATTAATAGTTGCAATGTATTGATTAGTTAGCTGTGTGATTATAGGTGATACTGACAAGTTAGTGTTAACAGAAGGTGCGCTGGGAGGGGCGTCCTCTTGTTCCTGTTGAGTAGCCTCAGACGCACGGGCAACAGCGTTTCTTGCTGCATCGCTTGTGGAATCTACACCTCTAGTTAAGCTTCTAGTAATATTAGGTCTTCCCCTTTCTACTATGGTAACGTTAAATGTAATGGGCATTAGGTGTTAAACTCCTTAACCTCTCCTGTATTCGTGAAGAAGAACTTTGGACTTGGAATATAAGTTTCCAAACTAACACTAATAGTTTTTTGAAGAATTCTATCTCCAGTATCATTGGCTGTAACACTCCCTACATCCCTTTCACTATTAATGAAAGCTTTATTATGGACGGAGTATTTTGTAGGGATGTTAATGTCGGGGCTGAACAGGGCAAAGATACTAGACCTTAACATGTCCATATCCGCCTTATACTTGCACCAAATATTAATATCATAGGTTATATTAATAGGCCTTGGAGGTAGGCTTAAAACTCTAGTAGCTCTTCTCTTTTTATCGTCCCAATGAGTTTCACTCACTATGTTCTGGTAACGCATCCTGATGTTATCACTAGTAGTCCCTGTCTCAACCACCGTAATCATAGGTAGGATAAGAGTGTTATCGGCTTTCAACCTACCTGCTATCCTTTCAGGATTTCCATGACTACAGTTAACCTTAACCCTATTGGTATTTGCGTCCAAGTAATACATGTTACCAAAGATATGCAACATACTTCTAAGACTTTCCTTATAGACATTATCAATAACTGGTAATGATTTAGTCGTAGTTAATTGAACTATTCTATTTCTAACAGTCAAAGAATCTTTATCAACCATTAGTATCTCCCTCCTGCCTGCTCAGTTCGATCAAAGAAGTCTTGGTTGTGTATATCTTGCGTGTCTCTCAGAAGCTTCGCATGGACCATTAAGTGATACACACCGTAAGCTTCAAAGCTATCCTCCTGAACCTCGAAAACTTCAAATTTCATTTCTTGAAACTCAGGTTGAAGAACGTCTCCAATAGCTACAGATCTCCCCAACAGATTCTCAGTGTATGATTTGTTGAACACAAACACCTGATCTATTTGCATCTCAACACCAAATTGAGAAAGATTCTCTTCAATTGGCCTGGGGTCATAGTGAGCCCAAACAGTTACTGGTTCTTGTGCTATTGTTTTTTGCCTGGACTCTTGATAAACATCGTCAACGTCATTTGATGCAATGTATTCAAAAACTTTTATCCTAGAACCCGAAAGCTTAATGTTTTCGTAATCCACCATGTTAAACAAGTTCTTGTCGTTCTTCTTCTTGAATAACGACAACCTTGTATCCCTCTCCTCGGGAAAGTTCGTAGGAGGTGTGTTTACCTTAAATCTAGACATTAGAAGATATCAAATAACGCAGGTGGTTCTATTTCACTCTTAAGCTCTTCAACCAACATTTCCTTTTCTCTCTGAGCTTCTGAGATGAGTTCAGCGCCGTTCAGCCTTGTGCCGCCTCCAGGACCGGGAAGAGTGGCATACTTACCTCTAATACCCCCTAAAATCTCTTTAGATAAGGCTAGTGTATACCTTTGCAACCAACTCTTGTAAGCGTGATGGAGATTGGAAGGGTCGAAAGCTCTAAACTCTAAAAGAACATCTTCATCATTCTCCTCGGGCTTAGGCCAAATATGCAAAAACTTATTATTAACAAGCTGCCATGTAGACATTTTACCTAAAACATTTTTAACCTGTTTCAGGTATTGTTGCATAAGAAGATACTGGCTAACATTATAATTATTAAATAGCCCAGTATTCGTAAAGAACATGATAGCAAAATCAAACTCAAGTGAGCCAGGATTTGCACCAAATTTGAAAAAGTCTCTCCGATACCAACAGTCATTTAAGTTGTCTGCGATTTCTTGAGGAAGCTCATATACGTTGACACCAGCTTCGGTTTTAAATACCGCATACTGAGTCATCCAATCAGGAGCGTGATACTCTAACTTAGAAATAGCTTCGTCAATGCAAATTTGAATTTGAAAGTCATCAAGTTCAACATCAATTACAGGATGGCCAAGCTTCGCTAATACGTAATCTTTTATGGTTCTATTAAACGTTTTAAATTCGTTTACGTCTTTTGCATCTTTGTTATTAAGATCAGTATCCTTTGGACTTTTATAATCCTTAAGTCTATTGCCTCCATATGTTCCATATGAAGAGCCATAAGATCTAACGACTGGTATTCCTACTTTGTCTCCGTACTCAGGCATATCAAATATATTTACCCTAGAAATGAAAAAAGGACTCAGTATAAAACTGAGCCCTTTCTTCCGTTGTTATCCGTTAGCTATTAGCCAATCGGACCCTTGGTGTCATACAGGCCGTTACTGTTGAACTCGGTGCCCGCAACCGTGGTCTGTCTGAAGATCTCCGGCGTCAGGTAATCCGAGCCCGTACCAATCAGTCGAATCACGCGGTAGAAGCGCGATGCAGGTTGGACCGCGACCTTGCCATAGCGAGTCAGGATGCCCTTTCTCGGCTGGAAGGTCTCAGGATCGACGACCGTGTCCAGCGGCTGGACCGGGATGTACGGGCAGTAGAAGAAGCCCGCGTCCATCGCGTTCGCACCCTTGTAGCCAACGATGATTTCGTCTTCTGGGAACATCGGGTCAACAACCAGATCGTACTTACCAGCAAACTTGCCAACGTAAGTGATTTGGTTACCCGCCGCACCAGCAGTCGGACCATCAGCAGCCGGGAGGCCACCCTCAAGCTTCGCAGCCGACTCAAGCATCGACGCGATGACCGGCGATGTGATCAGGACATTACCAGCACCACGCAGTGTCGTGCGGTAGATATCCGTGCTCGCGAAGTTGATCAGAGCCAGGACATTCGAGTAGATGTGACCCAGGGTCTGAGGTGCAAAGCTCGTACCAGTTGTCGCAAAGTGGTTCAGATCCATGACGTAAACGTTGGAGTAACGGCGTCTGATACCGTCACCCGGCGTCCCAGCAAGGCCACCTGTACCAGCGGTAACTTCCTCAGCCGCAAGTTCAGAAGTGAAGTCATACTCGTAAGCACCCGCGATGAACGTGTCACCCGGTCGCGCCTCGCCCGAACCCCCGTTGCCGGTGAAGTTGTCCGCGTTGCCTTGGTAGAGCGAATCGAGGTACCAGCCAGCGTAACCACCACCAAGAGCACCAGGGCCGTAGGCGATCATGCGAATGTCTTCGATCAGTTCACGGTCGATTTCCAGGTTCATTTCCTTCGACAGGAGATCCGTGAGTTCAGCTTCCATGTCCAGGTTGTGGTAAGCCTTCAGGTCTTGAGCGGCTTCCAGGGTCCAGAGGGCTCTCATCTTACGCTCACGCGCTTGGACGGTTTGCTTCTGGATGTGCATGTTGACTTCAGGAATCTCATTGTTCTTGAGACGCTCCGCAGACGAGACCGAGTAACCGAGGATCGTGGTCGCACTCGGGAATGAAGCCAACTTACCACCCATCGTTGTCGAGGGCGAGCCGTTGAACGACTGAGGGTCCGCGTTGCTCTCAAGAACGTTCGAGAGGTCGAAACCGTTCGCAGCATCGGATCTCGTTAAAGCACTAGCACCATTCGCCGGATCAAAGCTCGGGAGCGGCTCGCCAGCCCCGTCGCCCGAAAGCGAGCCAATACGGCTAGCAACAAGGTTGCGCGGCGTGATGTTGAACTTCGAGTACATCACTTGCTCCGAGCCACCAATAGCACGCGAGTTACCCATGTAGAAGATTTGCGAAACCGGGCCGTCCATGGCCTGGGTGGCACCAATCTTGTTGAACATGAGTTCCGGGTAGGTACGGCGGATGAGCGGGAAGGCGAACTTTTGGAAAGTGCCAATCTTACCCGTGGTGGTAGCACCAGGGCTTAGTTCTTCGTTCAGACTTTGCTTCGTGAATTCTTTGGCTTGGTTTTCAAAGAGACGAGCGGTCTGGTACGCGATGTGATCATCCCCGATACCTTCAAGGAGTGGTTCCCAACGCTTCAGTAAATCGTTTCTATCTAATGCGGTCATAATTAACCTCTATAACTGTTGAGTTTTTCTAACACGCCTTGATGGATCCACTCATTGTCGGAACCAGCGTGGTTTTCATTTAACTTTTCATCAGCTTCCTTCACTTTGAAGTTATCCTCACTGATGACCAGTGCCGAGTCAGAGAGCTTCCTCTCCGCGCTAGCAGATTCTTGCAGGCTTTCCACTTGATTGTGAACAGCTTGTAATGCCTCCTCTAACTTTTGGTTCTTATCATTTGCAACCTTGGACTGACGTTTCAGGCTGATGTTCTCCTTAAGAAGTTTATCGACCTGACGGAGCAGAGCTTGATTCTTCTCTTCCTGCTGCTCTCCAAGGGATGCGAGAACTTCCATGCCATTCATTTCGTCTTGCTGGGTGTTCTCTAATGCAAACATCGAGCGGACAGTTTCGAACATTTGAGCGTTACGGAACGTCTCGTTCTCAAGCTCAAGCTCTTTAAGGGCTTGCTCTTTCAGCTTTTCGATGTTACCACGAATAAAAGATTGGACCTTCGTGGACAGGTCACTAACTTGCTCTTCGACGCGCTGTTCAATGATAACAGCGACAAGCTCAGATACCTTTTCAAGGGTGCTCTCATCCAGACCCTCAGGAAGATACTCAGCAACCGAATCTAAAATATTTTTTTGTTGCGACATGTTAAACCTCTATGTAGGTATGTAGGGTACTTAAGTATTTTAAATATAAATTATTTTTACCTATGGTCGGGATCGGGACGATACTCTGTATCATTAGGTACTATTTGACCTCTTGCTACCTTTTCGTCTCTTACGCCTTGGAATCTTTTATGACCACGAACGGTTTTAGAATCAGATCGTTTACCCCTTCTTTCATTATCAAAGTATCTTTTGCTAGCGAACTTACCTTTAGCTTCATCACTACGCATCTCGGCATCGGTCTCATCGAAACCCATGCCTTTATTTTTCATGTTATACTTAGCAGCTTTGCGTGCAGTTGATGCATCGGGTTTAATGCCCTTCCTTATCATCATTCTAAATCTCTTAGCAGCGTGCTTACCCTTAGCTTCAAATAGAGAGGTCTCATCAATACCATCTAGCATATCAGCCTGTTGTGCATGAAGCTTGCTAGCCTTACGCAAAGCCTTTACAACTTTTTTTATGATGGAAGCTTCTTTAGGAGTATGACTCATTTCTTCTTACCTTTCTTTTTCCCTCCAGGAGTCACTTTGCCACTACAAACAGCAGAGGCGTACATATTAGCGTAAGCTGAAGGGTAGACTTTGAACTTACGCTTCGCAGCCGCTTTACCTTTAGGGCAAAGCTTGCCTTCGATTATTTGACCAAGCCTTTCAAGGGCTTCTCTTTTCTTATTAGATTTTTTAAATGTAGAAACCATGGTAGGTTTACCTCCTGGATTACCTGCTGCTCTCTTGCGTTTAACAGCAGATCTTCTTTGACCTTTACTCATGCTAGCCGCTTTTGCAGCAGGCACACACTTTGGATAACCTTTACGCTTCTCGCCTTTAGAACGACCGCAGGGTTTGAAACCACCACCCTTTTTAGGAGCGCCGATATCAACCCAGCGTTGTTGAACCCACTTACGTAGATCCTCAGAAAGACTATACTTGGAGTTAGTGTTTTCGTTTTTTTCGTGGTATTCTTTGGGGTGGAACTTCATCTCCACCACCTTAGCATCTTTTTTAATGCTCTTACCATCAACTAAGACCTCCACAGGAGCAGGCTTATCTGGCTTCTCATACCAGTAAGCCATCGTGTAACCACCATTCTCTAGGAGCTTAACTAGTAAGCCCCTATCGTAGTCCTTGTCTTCGGCTTTTAAAACCTTTTGGACTCCGCGTGGTAGTTTCAAATCAGTCATTTCTTAGCTGATTCCTTGGGTTTCTTATCATCATGGCCGTTACCATTACCATTGGCATCGGATGCTTCAGCAGCACCTTCAGACACAATGGATCGTAAGTTTTGCATTAAAGCGGTTGCGACTAAAGTTAGGAGTGCAGATGCAACCGACACTTGATCGCTTGGCAATGCACCAAATCCTAGCATTGCAATGAAGCCACCAATTAATAAAACAAGAAGAGCAGGCGTTGTGAGAGCGATGTTAGTACGAGCTTTCTCACTAGCACTCTGAGACAGCTTCAGCTTAGTTAATTCAAGTTGAATCCTATCCCTTTGAAGAGCACGTTCAGCAGCTTTTTCTTCTCTTTCACGAGCTACGACAGCCTTGTACTTATCACGGGCGGCTCTCGCCTCCTCCCGTTTCATCTTCAGTGCTGCCTTTTCGTCTTTCACAATAAATGTCTGCTTTCCGGTGTTGTAATCGTCATAGTCTTCATGTTTTGACATGGTTCATTCCTTGGGTTTATTGGTATTTTATCGCCTAACAGCAGGCTTCTTTTGACGAACAGGCTTATCTGGGATAAATCTTTGGTAGCCTTTTCTAATGACAGTAGTTCCTGTAACCTCTGCGCCCGTTTTCGGGTCTTTGCGCGTGCCACGCATAACATCCGTTTCTTTTTCCCCTCGGGCAACTCCTACGTGATCCGCCGTCGAACGCGCCTTTCTCTGTGCTGCTTTCATAACGCCTTGCCCAGTGAATTCATCGTAGCGGTCACCCCAACAAACACGCTTGAAGCCTTCTACGACAGCCGCTCTGATATCGATTGAGCTATCTTCACGCTTAACAGCCTTCTTAGCCTTCTTAACTTTGCCTGTCTTCTTTCCGTCTTTAGTAATTACTCCTCGACCAATCAGAACGTCTTTCATGGTAACACCGGGCTCACCATCCAACATACCCAGACCGCTATCATCAGAGCTATCATCTTTCTTCTCAGCCTTCTTCTTAGACTTTTTCATGGCCTCGCTAATCTTGCTCTCAAGCATGGTAAGCAGGACACGATCCTTCTTGTGCTTGGAGACAATCTCCTGGGCACGTTGGCTATTCTCACGCATCGACTCCGAAAGCTCAGGGAAAGCGCCTCGTGTGGACGGATCCGAGACAAGATCAAATGTGATAAGTTTAAAGTCTTCGTTAACGATCTTGCCTTTGATGCCTTCCGTGACGCTACCAACACCACGGCTGGAAATACCAATCTTCACACCGTCGTTGATCAGAGCTTCGACAATCTTGCCATTAGGAGTCGAGAGAATCTCACACTCACCTATGACCGACCCATCCTTGCCAACACTTAGGCCGGTGATAAGGTGGGAGGCTTGCGAAAGATGAATAGCATCATTGGCTGGGTGATCAAGAGCACCGACTAAAGAACGATCACCGATCTTTTCTTGGATAGCTTGAACTTGAGCTTCAAGGATGTTGCGCGGGTAGATTCTACCGTTGTTGTTCTGCTCGTCGCATTGTTGGAATTTGCCTCGCAGACGAAGGCGGGTGTTACCCTCTGTGCCTTCATTAATAACTTCTACTTTCTCTAGAACATTGCACTCGACGAGTAACATAATAAATCCTATTTCTGCTTACGAGACCAGTATTTCTTGCTTTTGAATTTACCGGACCTTTGCTTACCATGCCTAACGAGAGTTCTCACGGCATATTTCTTTACATCTGAAAACTTGGAAGGTATTGTGCCAGGGGAAAATCCCTTAGCAACACGACCCCCAACCTCTTGCTCATCATCCTTGCCCCATTTGCGCTTAGTGATGACATATAAACGATTTGAATTTTTAGTAGAAAAGATTTGACCAACGTAACCTTTTTTCAAAGCTGTCGTAATCGAATCATAAACTTTAACACGAGACTTAGAAGCCTTTGTCTTGGCCCCAGACTTACTCATCTTAGACCTACCTTCAGCAGAGCCTTGAGCCTTAGTGGCTTTAGTTTCTTTAATTACGCCTACGAGGTCCATTTTTCTTCTTCTTCTTTCTAGCGGCAAAATTAGGAGCAATCATGCCTGTTGAGGACATTTCCTCCATGACCACTCTAGCCTCTTTAAGTAGATTTTTTAAGTTTTCAACGAGCGATTCAAGCCTTTCCTTAAGAAGGGAAGCCTCAGTTATGGGCTCAAACTCGGGCATCAGATCCTGCTTCTTATCAGGATCCGATGATTCATTCAATGCGTCATTAAAGCCAACTACCTGATCAACAAATGCATTAGGGACTATCACATCCTTTAGGCCATCGTCTTTGACTGGCTGACCTTCGTGGTTAGGGATAGTCACCTTCTGCACAGGAGGTGTCTCAGAGAGTATACCTTCAGTAAGAGCTAGGAGATTTTTAGTGCTAGCACTCATTAATTATCTCCTTAGCTCTCTGCTGGCATCATAGGTGCTTTCTTTTTCTTCTTCTTTTTATCTTTAGAGGGGCAATCGCCTTCATCCTCGTCCTCATCAGAGCCAACTTCATACTCCTCATCAAGATCCTCGTCTGAATCGTCTTCCGACTCCTCAAGGAACTCCCCTTCCTGCTCAAGAGCCTCATTGATAGTGCCGAGAATGAAGTCAACACACTCTTGCATTGCCTCCTCCGAAATCGGCGCATCTAGCTCTGACTCGCAAAGCGGGCAAACGTGGCCTTCTTCACATGCTTCCTCAACAACTTCAACTTCTTGGGACTCATTCAGGCCCTCCGAATTCGAAAGCTGGTTAGCGGCAAGAATCTTGCCAACAAAATCGTCATCGACATTAATGTAACGCATAATAGTAGTATACTCCTGTATTTATATGTATCCTGTTTGTATGAATAAAAACGATAAAATTATCCTACAGTGGTGGATACACCTTTGCGATCTTGCTCTGTTATGATAGTTTTAGAGTCCTCAGGGATAATTCTAGTAGAGGTCTCGTATCCAGCCTCTACATTTTCTATTTTTAAGTTTCCTCGAAGGCCATTAGCTATGGCATTAATTAGGGCATCATCGCTATCGTAAAACATCTCAGCTACTTGAGTCATAGGCATCCTGCTGAATACATCATACCAAGTTACGGTTGAGGCATCATACGTTGTTGATAAGTAGTCTAAAACCTCCCTAAGCATGTAGGCCGTTCCTTGCGCCGATGGGGGAGTCGTACTGAGACCATATTCCTGTGCGCTAGCTGAATAAAATGTATTAAGGTAATCGGATTCTACATACTCAAATCCTATATTTTGTAGGTCTTCGCCCTCTCCAATGCCAACACTATTTATACCATCCTTTTTATTAAGATTATAAACCCTGAATTGAGCTTCAGGACTAGATTCTATGCTTGAATCTAAGGCAGGGAGGATAGATAAGGATCTCGTGTGAATATCTCCATACTTTAGTAGGGTTGATTCCCCATTGAACGGATTATACTTGCCACCAGCTACAGGTGTTACCACAAATCCAAAGGGTATATTGTTTACAAATCTAGAGCCTATTGAAGAGAAAGCCTTATCTTTAAAACCTAAAAGATTAAAATCTTTAAGAGATGCAACAAAGCTAGAAGTATCCAATATGTATCTATAAATGGGATCTCGGTAATCAACAGTCAACATTGGAGTATTTAAAGCATTGTTATTAACATGCTTTTCAATATCCGAGTCGGAAGAAATACGAACATAGGTGCCACTGTAATCTTCAATTAGAGAGTTGCTTGCATAATCTCCACTTACAGTATTTAAATCTAAAATAAAGAAAAGAGGAGCTATTGAGCTAGCCCCTGAATCACTAGCAGCGAACTCATGTTTATTCGTATGCGAATTAGCGGTAATTGTTATTGAAGGGTCTACCCCTAGCATATTTAAGACTTTAGATCTTGTCGCTGGTGGCGCATAGTATGAGCGGTCAATGATATTTTCAGTATAAACAGCAACACCCTGACCTTCAATATCCTCACCACTGACGTAGTATCCTCCTCCATCTCCAATATTTAACTTATTGGGGGAGCCTAAGGCAGGATTAGTAACCTGACTTAAGGCCACTAGCTTTTCAACCTCAACCCCCTCGTTAGGTATGCTTAAATCTTTTTTGGAATTATCTACAAGGGTAACATCTAAATGAATTTTAACATCCTCATTGAGAGGTCTTACTCTATTTATATAAAAGTTCCTACGGGGAGAAGGTTTATCACTCAAGTAGGTGTTTAAATTATCTTTAAGGTAATTAATTGCAAGTCTTTCTGCTCGTTCCTTCTGATCAGGCTTTTCCAAAATGTCGAACTTTTGTTCAAACTGCGCTTTTGCTGCTTCAATATAGAAATCAGGATCAAACTCATCTAAAGTTCCTCTTAGGATATGCTTCCTGATTATATTTAAAAACGTTGGCAAGCCAATAATTTCCCCACCCGAATATCTTAAGTATTGAAAACTATTAAGAAGAATGGGTTGTATGCTTTCTATTAGCTTATCATCTGAGAGGTTTTGAAGAGTCACTTCACTCCAAGGGGAGTTACTTCCTGTTCTAACAAGAATTTCTGAAATCTCAATGGCTATATTTTCTTTAAATATCTTTGGGTATGACCTATTGTATACCTTTGTAAGCAAAGTGTTAGGCTCAGTCTTAAAAAAATTAAGGTTTGGATCAAATAAAAATGGTTGAGAAGTTCCAAAAGGCAGTCTTTGAGAGCCACTCTCCTCTGCTACTAAACTATTGACATTAATCACATTTCCGTTGATAGCTTGCTGTGCGTTGGTGATTTGCACCGATTGACCAAAAGTGTTAACATTAACAGAAGGCGATTGAGTGGTAACACCTTGAGGCGTTGTGCCTACGCTTGGGATAATGTTGCGTCCTATTGGAATAAATAAAATAGGGTCTCCTAGAGGGGTAACTGGAAGTTGTGATCCACCTTGACCAGTCGCTTGACCTAATGTGGCGCCGCCTTGAGAAGTAGGTTCATTCGTAGTTGTGGTACCCCCTACACCAGTCAAAGGAGGGTCCTGAGGTGTTGGGCAAGTAAGATTAGTGAATGTAGGCGATATACAGTTGGCTTGACAGAGTGCTAAACTAGAAAATTGACATTCAGGATCTGGTACAACTACTCCATTACTAGATACAAAAACAGGGCTGCACTGTACACACTCGGTTCCCACCGCTAATAAGGTAGCTTCGCTTAGGTCAAGTTGTTGTTGGTCTGGGCAAATACCTAACTGAGTTGCAACACACTTGTAATATTGAATGTTTCCCGTGGGAGGGGGCTGAATGCCCTGAGCGGGCTTTGCCGCCGCCGGTTGTCCTTGAGGCTGCTGGCCACCACCCCCACCCCCGCCGGGTGGTGGGGGTACAATATCTCCAGGCAGTCGCTGTAGGGGGTTGTCGCATTGCACTTCACATGTGTTTATATCTACGTAAACGCAGCCAGCATCCCCTGGGCTTGGGTTAGCAGCGGGTCCGTATCCTCTAGTGTTTTGACCTCCATCACAAGGGAAGCACTCTCGGTATACATTATTTTTATATTTAAATCCTTTCTTAGGAGGTGGAGCATTCTCAAGGTCAAAGATAAGAACGCATTTTATATTTGGACGATCGGGAGGTATGGAAGGTTGAAAAGGAGGTATGGGGATCCGACTAGGTTTTGGAACCAGAACTCCCCCCGTAACAGGAGGCTCAGATCCTCCGCCCCCTTGAGATCCAGCAATAGGGCCAACTCCACAAGGAAACTGAGTAGGATCATTTATTGAGCGATCCACCATGACTTACAAGCACTCAATAATAGGGTCGGATTGCGACATTTTAGTGCCGGTAGGGCCGGATGACCTTTGAGTAAAGTTGGACGGAACACCGACAACTTCCCATTGAACCGAAGGGTACAACAACGGCACGACACTGTCAAAGAACTCAGGTTGAGTCCTAACGGTGCCAGCCGGGTGATTATCACCAACTTGCTGCTTGAAGAAATCATTTCGTTGAGCTAGGTTTCCATAATTTACAGACTGCCCAAATGCTACACTATCTCCAGTAGAGAATGGACCGCCAGACCTAAGCTGCATTCTAGGGTGAACAAATCCTGCAAAGGCTTCGGGATTATCTCTATTATTCCAAGGGAAGAATTGATTAGCAGTCTTTCCAAAGGAGTTAGTTCCGGCCCAAGCAACACAAATTACAAAGTAATCACTGTACTTTTGCACCCACACCTGACATGAATTTCTAGCAGAGGATATACCTTGTCCTTGATTCTTACCCCTAGGCGTTGGGGAGGTGTAATCACATAAGGGGGCACAATGCAGTAAGTTGACTTTAACCTGATAATCACTTACCCAAGGAGTTTTAGTTAAGTCCAACCTAATTCTTTTTCTTACAAAGTTTATCTGAACATTTCTCCTGTTAATAGAGTCCAACTGATCTCCGGTGAAGTTTGGTGTTTGAGTTCCAAAAACACTTTCCGCGCCCGCAGTCCCCGCTAGTATACTTGGACGCGCTCCAGAATACATTCCGTTCACGTTCTCACCCCAGTGATACATGCCGACCCTTTCAGTCCCAAACTCATCTCTAATCTCTGCGACGGTATCATTCAGACCGTTTATAAGATTCGCCTTCCAAGGAGGCATAAATTTAACATCATTATTAGGTCCGTTAAATTCTGCGGCATAAGCTAGACTCATGTTGACTGAATCACAAACTTCATTTCCAGTAAAGCCACCCTTACCATACCAAGTAGCCTTATCCCAATCAGGCAAATAAGGAACTGACCCTGCGGGGTAACCAAACTCTTCCTCAATTAAATCAACAAATTGATTCATCGAGGCGTTTTGAATCCCTCCAAGAGTGTTTTCTCGGGCATGTTTAATCAGGGCTCCCTCGGGTCCCCAGAAACCTCCCAACACATTTCCAGCGGCGATAGGGCGGCAAGTATTACCGGGGCCTGCAACGGAAGCAAGTGTAGTACCTTGATCTGATAATGCTGCCTCAACAGAGTTTACTCTATCATTAAGACTTCCAAAAACTTCTGTTCTAACTTTTTCCAAATGAGCTTCACTAACAACTGGGTTAGCCATCGAAATCTGAGGGGTTGCAGCAGCTATACCAGCCCTCTCATTGTAAGCCAACTCTGTGGTTCTAAAGAATGGCCTAATATCAATAATATCCTCATCATTTAAGATATCTGCGATAAGCCCAGTATTTGTCTGAACTCTAATGTAAGCGACTGGTAATATAGTCTGCCCGATCAAAGGGAGCGCAGTTGCTTCAAGATTCTCCGAGAGAACAGGAGCTAAATTCATCAAGTCGTCCGGTGATGGGAAAGATCCTCGAATAAACCCACCAGAAGAGGTAGCAAAACCATTATTATTACTGTTCTCATCACCTGGGTGAGCCAGCATGATTGGTGTGCCATCAAGGGTTTGAAGATTAACTCTATTTTCAGCATCTTCACTATTGGATGCTAACTGTCTGGAAAGACCGATGCCAGCCCCTTTTAAAATACCTAACTGAGGTTTAGTCAGGTTTTGAGGCTGTCCAGCCGAATCAAATTTAGGTATGGTCGTGGATTCTTCATCCACTGCTTTTGAGTATATAAATAAAAGATCGATTCTCTGAGTAGCGTTTAAAGGCTGTTTAATCCCAGCAGAGTCAAAATAATAAAAATCATTTAAATCAAAGTCAGGAACTGAAATTTCCAACTCTTCAGGAACGTCCACGATAGAAGTGCGAATCGCACCTCTCCATCTTTTAATAAAAGCAGACTCTAGTGTTCCTTGCTCACTGCCGTTTGGCTTCTCCTCAGTCACATCATTGCTGAAGACGTTTCTTATCAGCGTCAAGTCCCTACTTAACTCATTAGTGGTGTGCTGTAGGATACTTCCAATGTAATTAGGGTATGTGGGTCTCTGATTAGGGCTCAACTCTGAATCGAACTGAGAGTATCCTGGGCCGTTTGGGTTAAGAAAGTCTAAATCGTCCGACGCGCTTAGGCCGTCCTCATCATCTATAGGAAACACGAATGACCTCTCTGCGAGACCATTCATGTTTAGAGCGTCTCCATTGAGACCGTCTTGGAACTCATCAAGAACAGCTTGAAGCTCTGTGTTTTGGCTAGTGCCTATCCTCCAAGTATTAAGTTTAGAAACTTCTCCAGACTCGTTTAGAGTGTTACTAAATCCCGCTATCTGTTCAATTATCTGAAGAGGAGTTAAAGAGTATGCATTATTAATCCTAGAAGAGTATCTACCCGGCTTAACTCTAACCTTCCTATCATTACCATTGGCAAAAGGCTTTAATTCAGAGAAGTTAGATCTGTCAATTTCTATCTCTTTCTTGTTGTTCTGTTTAGTAATAATACCATCCACTTGGTCCTTTAAGAAGTTTTGAGACTCCTCTAACTGCTTAAGAGGTATATTGTCAATCTCGTAATAGTAAGGATCATTAGCCTTGAAGTGCCTTACCGGGCTAATAAATGTGTAATTCGTATCGTAGTACCTAGTTTCGTTTGCCATTAGTTACCCTTCTTCAGGTCAAAGTTATTTACGGATGCAAGGCCTTGGCCATACGCATAATTATTATAGGACTCTCCGCCAAACGCACTTGTAGAATAGTAACCCTGCACAACCTTAGCTAGGCCGGACTTACCAACAGTGTTATGTTTAGCGTTAGAAAAAGTATTCAAAGCGGAGTCATCTAGAACGGCTTTGACAGTGTTAGGGCTAGTAACCATCGCTGAAGCATAGTAGAATCCTGAGGCATGAATATCATCATCCGAATTTCTCTTTAAAAGAGATGTGAATTGTGAAGATGCAGCAGTAGAGGATACGACTAAAGGCCCTGAGAAGTTATAACCTTGAGCGAATACCTGAGCAGCGAGACCAGATAGTTCTAACGCGCCGTCGCTTGCTACTAGTGAGTATGATGCCGGATCTACCGAGAAGAAAAGCCTGAATGGGCCAAAGTTCTCTAGGAACGACTTCCCGAAAGGATTGATAGAAGCTGCGCCATAGTAGTCTAATACAGAAAGGCTGCTTGTGTCCGGTGTTGAGTTGGGAGCACCAGATACAGTGTTACCCCACAAACCCGAAGGTCCATGATAGCCAGCGTCTCTAGGGTGTAGCGCACTAACGGTCAAATAGGTAGCTTTTAACAACGAGTTGTCAGCTATGTTCCACATAAACAACCTAGAGCAAGTAGGTCCAGGTAGCGGACTCGTACCATCAATATCATAAGCCACAGACGAGGTATTGGGCCAAGTGGCCGGGAAGTGAACGTTATTAGCCTCGACTAAGCTGTTATCCACCGCCCGAACGCACATACCTCCAGTTGATATAGAGGTAATGTTATTAGATAAGGTGTGGATTAAGTTGTGAGTTACAGGCTGATTACTTATGGGCTGGAAGACATACGCAGGCGTTGTTACACTTGCTGGGTCATCCACTACGTCCGTAGAGTCCACGTTAGCATTCGGGTAGAACTGAACATACCCTCCGCTAGTGTAGGTCCTATAATTAGGATCGACATAATCGTAAGGCGTAACAATTGAAGAACCATAAGCGCCATTATCCCAGAAGCTTTGATAGTCTCCTACATTCTCCATAAGAATGTTAGAGTTTCTATTCGCAACCAAGCAAGACCTTGTTGAGTGAAGCTCTACCATTGTTTGGTTAGCAATGTTAGAGAGATCAAACGAGGACACCAGTAAACTACCATTGATAGATTGATGAGGAGTTATTTCGATATTAGAGCTATCCTCAGCTAAAACATCAACGCCAAACCTTCCAATAGTTGTTGGTCCTTGAATTTTAATTGTAGATCCATTACTAGTATATAACCCAGCAACATTAACGCTATCCAAACGATCTCTTGGACCTAAGAAAATGTTTGCGTAATTGCCTGACCCTCGAACAGCTAACGTTGAATTATCTTCAACTTTAGCCATTAGCCCATACTGAGCAGTTAAAGTCTTTAGTGAACCGGGAACTCTAACCATGTGTGCGTGAATTAAATCAGCATTCGAGTTTCCTTTTAAATGAACAGAGGGTAAAAGCTTCTCAGAAGTCTCATCAATACCAAACGCGCCACTGGTGTATACCATGCTATAAATGCTCGGCATTGCGCTTGTGTAAAGAGGTTCGATAGTAGAATTGTTAGACAAGATGTCCTGCCCATTATCGATACACGCGACCTGTGATTGCTTGTAAGATTCAACATCTGCTGGGGTCGCTTGGCTAGCTCTTGCATACAAATCTTTATTATATATGAATTTAGAGTTAGTGAGCTTTAAACCAGTTGATTGATTGTACCTAGCAGCGATAGAGTCAATGCTAACTTTAGAGTTGTCAGCATCCATACCGAAGTAATTACCATCTAGCAAGAGTCTGCCGCTGTAATCCAAGACACTATTTTCTAACTTGATGCCAGCCTCGGTATTAAGTTCAGAGAATATCTGAGTAGCATCTGCATGTAAGGCGTTGGTGCTCTCCCCACCCAACTCATTTAGACCGCCTACTATATTTGAGTTAACAGCGTGGATGCCAATATCATTCCTAGAAAGACAGTACAAGTCTTCCGTTGATGGGTTTGCTAGCGTTACACCGCTAGCATAGCCAGCCGCAGCGACCAACTGAGCGAATCTAGCATATAAATCAGAACCTGATGCCTGAATCGATTTTTCAAGATCTCTAGCGTAAGTGGACTTCATATTAACTGTGGAGTTCACAGCATAAATACCCACTCCGTAAGAGTCTTGCACATCGTAGGTGTGTTGTTTCTGGGCGAAGGGCGTTCCGGTTCTAACGCCGTCCACCAGTTTATAATTTCGATAACCTACAAAGCCTTTAACTAGGTCTACCTCGGAGTTGTCAACATAAAGTCCCGCTAAGTTAGCCCTGGAGGATGAGCACTTTTCAAGATGAACCTTAGAGTTTCTAATCTCAATGCCCCTATCTTTAGAGTGGTTAGCATCTACAGTGAAATTCCTAATGTATACAGGTCCGTTGCATTCGCTGACTGTAATTCCATCAAGGTAGTTGAAGTAGACAAAGGAGTTCACAGCCCTTGATACTCCTGCCGTGGTTACCTTGTCGCCCCAATTAACTTCAGAGTTTGTCAGTGGATTCAAGGTGCTGACATCAAAGGTGGTCATCTCAGCGGTAGCGGCTTTATCGAAAGGCACAGAGGACAGAACAGCGACACTTGATAGGTTCGTATCGTATGCCCAAGGAGTCAAAGAACTCTGAAGAGAGGCTGTCAATCTGTTTAAACACCTATCGTCATTCCTGCGGCTAAAGACATACGGGTTAACATACCTCTCATCTTCAAAGCCTGAACTATTAGAGATTGCTCCCGAAGAAATGTATATGAAGCCACCTTCACTATCCTTGGTCAGCAGCCTAGACCTGAAAATGTCATAGACTAGATTTGGCAACTCGGGGGAGTTGGAGTCAGCAGCAAGTGCTAATGCGTAAGTACCACCTGGGTCGATAGCAGACGTTTGCCCGTATTTAGCAACCGAGTCAACTTGGTTGTCTAAAAGTGGTTGGGTGCCATTAAGAGATTTAGCTCCTTGATAACCAAAATTCCTGTTTACAATTTCAAGAGCCCCGTTAGGTCCAAAAGATTTGTTAGAAAGGTTTAAGCTCCCCAAGTTCCCAAAACTAGCTACCTCAATTAGTATCGGACAGGTAATAACCTCAGGGAGAGCGTTGACACAGGAGCTTAATGTGGTAAAATAGAGAGGGTTGCAAGAAGACGTAGCATCGGCAGATACAACGAAGGACATGCCGGTGAGAGCCGAAGTTGGGTGTCCAGCCTTTTCCCAAAGAAGGTGTGTTCTTTCATCTAAATCATGAAGAGGTAAATTATCCTGCTCCCAATTGTAGAAAGAGCTAGCGTCATACTTAGTAACATTCTCAGTCCAACAGGCTAAGAGATTGTCAGATCCTCCCGATACATATACGTCACTTGGGTTTAACATTTTATCCGAATGATATTGTCCATCTAAACATCAAACCAAACTCTGATGTTTTTCTAATATTACTAAAATACCTGTAGGCTGCGAGTATAGAGGTAGTAGTGGCACTTGCCTTTGGGTTCTTAATAAACAACCCAATCTCATTTAAGTCTGCATCTGTACCATCTCTTTGAAGATTATTACACGAATCCTCGTCTACAAATATCGTATACCTAACGGTTCGATCGTCAACCTTGGTCACTTTACTAAACGGTATTTTAGCAAATGACTCCAAGTCAGTAGTCGCTACATTATTAGCCCATCGAAAGCCTGTAACCACTTCAATATTGCTGTCACCCGTACCTACGTATTCTACATTTGAGGTCAGCGGTCCAGAAAGATCGTTGGTGCTGCTTACCTGTAATGCAGCGCCGCCGCTAACACCTAGTTTAAACCTATCAATCTGATAGTCAGTGATGTCACTGGACCCAATCTTACTGTATAACTGGGACAGGGACCATCCGAAGCCTGAGACAATGACATTGTCTTCGTCGTATACAAGCTCTTCCTGGCCTTCGAAGACTTTATGGACAGTTAAGTGACCTTTTATGCCTAGTTGATTTGTTAGTGATTTGATCATTTGAAATCGAAAGTTTTAGTGATTAACACATTGTTTACGTTTAACCCATCTAGCAGCCCTGATGAAGTTCCCACATCCCTATGGAAAAGTGGGTCGTATAAAGTAGTTGCCTTAGCCACCAATTTATACTTTCTGTTATTATTTAGAGCGTTCCAGGTATAAGGAGGCATTAATCCAGAAGCAAGCATTGACTTTAAATCAAAGCAATAGATTCCGAAATGTTTAACACCCCCAAAGGCAGCTAAACTGAGGTTGTCCCCAGGTCTTAAACTAGTTTGAACGGTGAGTAATCCTTCGGCAGGATCAAAAATGGTGCTCGATGCTACGATTGAGCCGTTCTCGAAACTTACTCCGCCCGCCAAATCCCAGTCGGTAACACTAGAGGCAGTCATTGTCAAATAGCCATCCTTGTCCATTATTTGCTGTCTATTGAAAAAGCTGCTTACGTAAAAACTAAAGATGCCACTTAAATTTTTATCGTGAAATCTAAACTCATAATCATCATAATCGCCAGAAGGGGCAAAAGCTCCGACCTTATTCCATATAGCACTTAGCTGCGGATCTAAAGCTGCATTAGGATAGTGCCCCAGATCTGGTAATGCGCTAGCGTATTGGTACCCTGACAGATTTGTCGATAGAGTTGAGCCCCTCTCTAGCCTAGTATCTAATGGGGAGGGATCATTGGGCATTGAATCGTAATTTGAAATAAACTTAGAGTAAGTTGCTGAAAATACATACGAAGACGCTCCGCTAGCGACATCCGATCCATAATTTATAATATTTAGAATACCAGAATCAAATGAGCTAACCGCTAAGGAAGTATCACCACTAACATGCTGAGTTGAAGATACTGCGTGAGAATGTTGAACATAACCTCCCGCGTCCTTTCCAAAAGTAACCGCCTGGAAGGTATAGTTAGATGCATCTAGGATGGCGCTAGTTGAGGGTATCTCGGATAACGCTGGGTTAACCGTCATGATATCAGTTAAAATTTCTCCGAAACCTTGAACAAACATTACATTTGAATCCTCATTTCACTTAAGAAGTTACCAGAAGCTGCAAACGTTATACGGTTTCTGGTATTGGTTGGATTTGTATCACTACCATCAAGCATTGTAAAACTCATCCTATAATCAACTCTGGACCCGCCCTGAGATTCCATTATAGTCGCAGTCTTATCTTTGTCTCTGCTCGCGTATGCGGTGGCGGCGTTCTTACCTGCTATATTGTTAAAATGTTTAAATACATCGAACAAGTCCTCCTTGGACAACTCAACTCGGTATTCTAGGCATTTCTTGGGGTAGTCCGAAAGTCTAGATAAAGGATTATTTAAAGTTCCCGCAGCAAAAATCTCAGATAATGTTTTTAAAGTAAGGTCCTGGACCTCTAATTTATTAACCAATAAGAATTCCTCAGGTTGAGCGCCAGGGCTCATAAAGACTTCAATTACATATTTTTGATTTTCTCTGTGAAGCTGTCCATACTCTCTCTGATAATCTCTAGGAATCCTTAGCTTTCTATTATCGGTGTTAAAGCTTATGTTGAAATTATCGAAGTCTGTAGAACTGAAGCCCATTATTGGAGACTGCCTAGTCGTAGCTACCTGATCTAAACAAGCATAATCAGTGGCATAATTTGTTGATCCAGCACTCCTTGTTTCTAAAGGTTTGGAATTGAGATGAGCGTATACTCTCATCATCTGCTCTCGTGTGACCAACTGATCGTGTTGAATCCATACACCTTCAGGGGTATAAGTCCACATCTTCCCACTCTCAGGCTTTGTGTGAATCCAAACACCCACGCCTCGACCTCCTACGGTTTCGCCCGAATCCTGACTAACAAGGCTTTCCAAGGAAATCTTAAATTCGTGATCAGGTAGTAAGAAGTTATTGGATATTGGCCTGCTAGGTTCTGCTGCATACTTTGAAATGTCAAACCTCATCCTGGCAGCGGACTCGGACCCAGACCTCATTAAAACAAAAGTTTTATCGAACAAGAAATCATCTTCAAATAATTGTCTCTGGGTTCCTGGTATTTTTAAAACAGAGAACGAGCTTTCACTTACACCAGAGGTTAAGACCAACTCTACGCCGTCTACTATACCCGACGATACTCTCTCCGGCACATCCAAATACATGCTATCATCGGTGGAGGCTGCAAATGATGCGGTACCTGTAAAAGCAGCAGAGTCAACCGTAAGCTTATCAGGATTTGAGAATGAAGAAGCTACAAGATCTGATTCAATGCCTAATTCATTTAAATTATGATTGTACAAAAGAGGGCCAAAAGCGTGTGAGAATATATTAGCACCATCTAAATTTTGAACATCAGGACTAAGCCTATGCCATTGGAATTTTTGCTGGTAAATCCTATATAACCTGTGAAGGTCTCTACCAAACTCAAAGCCGTAGTAGTTGTCTACATTTTTAGGGAAGTTATATAAATTTTTCTGATTGTCTCCAGGATCTACGATAAACTCTATATCGCCATTAGTCGCACTATTTACGTAAGATACCGTGACCGCGCTCGTCCAATTAGCAAGGCGATCTTCAAGGATAGATATGGCACTAGCCACCGAGGGCGTAGAGGAAAATGGAGCTAATTCATTGATATCTTCTTGAATTCCAGGAATACCAACAGTAAGATCGGATGTTAAATATTTTTGACGTTCTTTAATTCTATGCATAGCTGCATAAATACCCGGAAGCTGACATCTATCAATTGCATACTTGGAATTGAAAGCTCTGATGTATCGTCCGACATCGAAAGACCTATCAGTAGATTCTATAGATGGCGCACTTAAACTAGTAGATTTAATCCTAGCTGTCTGCCAGAACCCGTCTAAGTTCGCGTAAGAGCCATAGTCGTCAGTGTATCCAAGACCGTAAGTCTCTACGGTATTACCCCATTCACCCTTATAGGTATCAGGCCCAACAAAGCCTGGATATTTGTGAGCTACTATTGTAGTCCCATCGCTTCTGAACTCAGTGTCTGCGTTATTCAATCTTTGAGGATATCCAAAATTGAGCCCGTCTTTTGAATAATATGCCGTTTGATACGATTTAATGTCTGCGGCGGCGAGGTATGCATCAAGGATGTGGACAGGGCCTAATCCTGCCATCGCAACATGGTTGGATTCTTTATGAACGTAAGCCACTCCTTGATCAACATAACTATAAGGGCCTACATCCCTAAGATAGGTATTAGATGGGAAAAGATCGGT